CATCCATCGGGCGAGGGCGATCAGTCATCTGCGCGCCGGTGCCGTCTTTGCCTTCTGGCTCGACACCTGTTGTGCCAGGAACATGCACGTGGCCTTTGGAAATGTCTTGAAGCGTGCGCACAGCGGCCTTGTGGTCTTCTTCGACTTTGTCGGAGACCCCGCCGGTGTGCAGATTATAGATCGCGATTTCGGCTGCGAGCTTGGCGACCAGTGGCGGCGTTTCGGACAGTGGCAGGGTCACGCGCTTTGCAAGGTAGCCGTCGATCAGCGCCTGGGCGTCCTCGATCGCACGGGTGACCACGGTGGCATCAACCGCGCCAGTTGGCACTTCCGCACGGTCTGTGAGGCCGATCATCATCGGCGCGCCGTAGCGTTCGATCAGCTCATTTTGTGTGGTGTATGCCATGGGAGGCCTCTTTTCTGGTCAAATCGGCGGCGTCCGGGTGAAGACGCCGCCGATGGGGCCCCGAGGGGCAAACGGCGGACCTGCGTTGCGCCGTTAGCTGGCTGTCCCGTCTGAAACGATCAGGCGCGGGTCAGCTTTGAGGGCTTCGATCTCGCCTTTCTTGAGGTCAGAGAGCTTGATTTCGGCAGGCTCTTTGCCAAAGCGGCGACCAATGCGGCGACGGCCTTCCTTAGGGCCAACAACGGTGATTGTTGGCTCCTTAGGCTTGGCTGGCGCTGCTGGCTTTTTAGGCTTTGCAGCGGGTTTCGGTTTGCGGGCTTCTGTTTTGGCTGCCGCAGCGATTTGCTCAGGAGTTTGAGTGCTCATGTCTCAGTCCCCCTTACGCGAGCCAAGGCACAACAAGCGGTTCGGCAGTGCCTTTCCACTCATTGGTCTCGCCACCAGCTGCAAGCTCGTTGTTGAGCAACTTGAGCGCTGCGCCTTCGAGCGTTGGCGGGACAACCAGCAGGCTGGGGCGGATGCCAAGCGGCTTGCCGCCGTCACCCTTCATGCCTGTCAGAGCTTGGCGTGCAGCTTCATAGCTAGCCGCATCGAGCGGCTGCTTTGAACCGTAGGCAAATTGCCAGAAGCCAAAGCCCACGTTCATGCGAGCGTCACTGCCATAGACAAACTCGTTGTTGTCAAAGACGTTGCCATCTGTGGGCTTGTCCTTGGCGACGAAGGTAAAGTCTTTGCGCTTTTGCAGGATGATCGGTTTCAGCGAGCGGCTGACATCGAGCAAGAACCATGGAGCGCCTGCGCCACCACCGGTGTTTGACACGGAGGTTTCGTTGCCGTTTTCATCGAGCACAGGGTGATCGGTGTCAAAGTAGTTTTGACCATCATAGCAAGGCGTCTCAAAGCCTTCTTTTAGAAGCTCCCAAACCAGTTTATCTGGAAATTTTGCGGCCAGATCGCCCATATCGGTGAACATTGGGCCATAGATGCCGAGGTTGTCGGTTTCCACATCATCGCGATCGACAGCGATGGTAAGCTCGAAGGCTTTCTCTGCGATCGCATAGTCATGTTGCGAAAGGTTTTGCACGGCACGTGAGCCAACCCATTCGCGGACGTTTGGCATTTTGCCGAGCCAGCCGTATTTCTGCTCTTTCTGTGTTGAGCGCACTTCGGTTGCGATGCGGCCATACTGCGTTGGCGTTTGGCTCAGCGCGCCCGTGAAGGCGGTGTTGAAGCCAGCGCGCAGCATGTCGAGGTTTGCGGCGTTGATAAGCATTGAGGGGTTCTCCTGAGTTAGGCCGACGCGGCGGCCGTAAGAGCTTCGTCAAGGCGCACCCAGACGCCGTTTTCGTCAACGGCCTCCAGAACGCCAGCGGGGGAGCGGGTTGCTGTGCCGTCGGTCTTTGCGACCGTTTGGTCATCAACGATGAAGCAGACATCACCAATCTCGGCGATGGTCAGCTCGTCAGCAGCCGCCGAATTGGCGAAGTGGCATACACCAGGACGATAGAGCACCTGCACATCGCCAGCGGCACCTGTGCTGTTGTCGACGCGCTGTTCTGCGCGGCCAATACCGACAGAGCCTGTGGCCGTTGCGCCCGGCAAAACGTTGCCAGCGGCATCACGCATGAGCAGCGCCCCTGCGTAGATTGTGACAGCTGCGGCGACAGAGCCGGAGCGATCATCGCCTTGAAGGCGGACGGTATTGCGATCTGCAGACAATGCAGTCATGGGAATTTCCTCCGGTTACGCGCTTTGAGCGGCGAGTGTTTTCTGGAATGCTTCGGCATCAATGCCGAGTGCGGTGACGACGAGGTCTTGAGCTGCATTAAGCTCGGCAACCTGTTCTCCGCCTGGCACATCGCCAGTCAGCGTTTCGCCTGCGATGGGAGGCATGGCGCTGATCAGCTCTTCGGTGCCGGGTGCATCAGCCATGTGCATCGAGACATAACGATCGCGCATAGGCTTCACACCGACGCGGCCTGCCTTGATCGCTCCGTCGACAAAGACTTCGGCCTTGTCGCGAGAAACGCTTTCTTGCAGGGCGTTGAGGCTGGTAGCGGTTGTAGCCAGTTCTGACTGCAGCGATGCAATGACCTCGTTGTCACTCACGCCAACAGACTGGGCCGCCGCGATGATCTCATCGTCGCGAGCACCTTCCTTGAGGCCAAGTGCCGTTGCGACTGCGTTCAAAGAAGCATTGGCCTCAGACGCGCCGCTATCCTTTTTGGTGAGTTTTGCAATGCCAGCGAGAACATCTCCTTCGCTGGCGTCTTCTTTCAAGCCAAGTGCCTTGGCAATAGCGGGCAAGCTCATATTGATCTCCGAGTTGAGCGTGGCGAGACCACACAGGTTGGGTTGATTGGTGAGGGAAACACGGGCAATCGAATGCACCGCCTTGCTTCCTTTGGGATGCATAAGAACTGGAGAAAGACCCCAGTAGCTTTGATTGGCCATGAGAGCTTTGCCACTCGCATTCCATTTAACTTTGCCCCAGACGCCGTCAGCACGGGACGCCATTTCGACGACATAACCATGCGCCGGGGCCTCATGGCCTTGGTTGGCAGCCTTATCTGTCGAGTGATTCTCATCAATGATGATGTGCGGCATGCGCGCAAAACTGTTTGCGATGATTTGATGGGCGTCGCCGACCAAGTAAGGGCCACGCCCATCGACCGTTGAAATTTGCTCGCCTGCCGGAAGGATGTGCACCCATTCAGGTGCATCAACGCCCGCCATATAAGGCAGGGACATAGCGGAGCATATAGCTGGGATAAGTGCAGAGTTTGTCATGAAGTGATAATTGCGCGTGCACCAAACGCAAAACGCCCGCAACGGTTTGCGGGCGGTCATCTCTTAAGCAGAGTCACACTGTGCCTTGTTCAAAAGCGGCGGTCAACGTGGCAGTTAAACACCCCCTTGAACACCCCCTTCAAGCCACTCGTAAACAGCTTCGGTGAGCTGGGTTGCATTGTCATCTGATAGGCCAACAAAGGGGCGGGCGGGAATGCGGCCCCATGGAATGGAAGCTCCATTTGGCATCGCTCCGAAAGCCCCCTTGGCTGCGCCAAACTGCATAACACCCGCGTAGATCAATGCTGAGCCCCACTCGACACTGGCATCAGCGGCAATATGGAAAATCTCCGACGAGAGTCGTCCAGACGGTCCGTAGAGCGGGCGTCGATCAACACGGTTGGATTTGCGCGCGCCGTAGCTGTCGAGCGTGGTTTGGCTTTTTGCGGCCCAACGCGTGCCATCCGGAGCAGTGCCAGTCGGGAAGCGATCTTTGGTCTGTTTGACGGCCAGTTCGCCGAGCTCGTCCATCAGCGCGCGCTTGTTGCCGAGGTGACGCGCCAACGCCTCAAGAGCGGGCGTTATGCCGTCATGTTTGATTTCGGTCTTAATCATGCCTATGTTCCTTCTTGCAGGCGTGACGCGGTGATATTCCCCCGGCCGTAGCACGTTCCTTGGAACGGAGCGCCATGCAGGGTTGCCGCAAGGATGGGGGGCCCTGCCGCCTGCACATTCATCCCTTTTTTCTGAGACGGCGCAGCTCACTGTCTCGCCGCGCTACTCCAGTCGGCAGTCGGCGAAAACTCGTAACAAACAATTCGTTGCCATCTCGCGTTGCTTTCACAACGAGAACAAAG